TAATAACCTTTAGCTCTGTAAGTAGCTGAGTATTAAGAGAGGCCAGCGTAGCGTTACTAATTGTCTCTACACCGGCTAAGCGCTGCATATCTGCGTTTTTCTGAAAGGCTGCAAGCTCGCCGATTTTCTTTAAAGCCTCGTCGCCTTTGTCCTGCTCAATTAGCATAAGCGCCTCTAAGCGTAGCTTTGTCTCTTTGTCGTATGTAGATTTTAGAGCTGCGGCTAGAGAGATCCGTGTGCTATCGAAAACTGCAGCGGCTTTAGTTAGAGCTATCTTTTGTTTATCTAGTTTAGCTCCCTTAGCTTTATCGGCAGCTAATTGCTTTTCTCGTTTAGCCGCATCCTCGGCCGCCTTTTTACGCTTAGCCTCCTCGGCCGCCGTTGGATAAATACCTACTGCCATAGAGCCGTAGTAGCCCTGTGTAGGTATGGTCCTAGCCGCCGTAAACTCTTTACCGGTTTTACTTAACTCGTCTATACCTTTTTTTATAACGTTAAAAGAGCTTATAATAGGAGACGAAAACCCCTGTAGCTGACCGGCTATACCGCTGCTTTTGCCCATTCCAGGAATCTTATTTAGTTTATCTATAAGTACACCAGCACCTATAATTGCATCGCCTATGTATGTGCCAAAATCTGCCATAGAGTCAGCTAAAGGTTGCACGGTATTACCCTCGCCGGCTAATAATTGTAAAGCGGTTACGAGGCCTTTACCAATACTTTCTTTAGCCTCACCCGCTGCAGTATTAAGTAGCTCGAGTTGCCCCGCGTAGGTAGCAAGGTAGGCGGCATTAGCGCCGCTGAATTGTGAGGTTAGTTTTTCTTGTACTTTAGAAAAACTCATAGAGGTTAGTTCAGCGTTAGTAAGTCCTAAAGAGTATTTTTTTAAGCCTTTAGTATTACCTACATATGCCGCACTTAAATCACTTACCACCGTACCGTACTCGACCCCACTACCGCGGCTTATGTCTAGCGCTTGAGTAAGTAATTCTTGAGATTTAGTAACTGAGCCCGTAGTTTGCAGTAGTTTCTGCATACTCGGCCTAAGCACATCATCGGCCACGCCTGAGGCGGCACTTAACTCCGAGATAAAGCGCTCGATTTTAGGAGTCTCAAAGGCTAGCCCAAGATTTTTAACTGACTGCGCTAGCTGCGAGGCTGCTTTTTGATCCTCTATAAAAGCCTTAGCCGCCTCTTTACCAAACTTAACGATAGCCTGAACGCTAAAAGCAGCGGCAAGTGCGCCACTCGCTCTCTTTGCGCCTTTCTCAAAAGCCGAAATTTGTTTACTACCCTTAGTTAGGGCTTTACCGTCAAAAGTAGTTACGGCGCTTACGACCATACTAGGGAGTTTGCTTGCCATTATGCCGCCCTCGTGTATGAGCCTTGATTAAAGGCATTTATAGTTTTCTCTATAGCTCTAACCACTGCAGCTTGAGCCTTACCCTGATCCTCAGCCCACGCTCTAAAGATCATACGGCCGCGCTCCTCGCGGCTATCGCCATAGAGAGGCCCCATACGGCTAACAAAGTGAGCACCTGCTCCGGGGTTATTTGATTTATAGCCGTTACGAGAGGTAGTCCCTGCTCGTCCCGCCGTCTCATAAATAGCACCTGCAGCCGATTTGTTAGCTACAAAGTAAAGAGCTCTCCACCCGTTTTTATTCTTATCGCTGCCGCCTGCTTTATAGTAAATACCTTTTTTGACTGTTTCATAGTCATAAAGTGGAAACAAGCGTAAGCGGCCCTCATCGTTGAAAGTCCTAAAGGCCGAGTTACGAGCCGTAATAGTTTTACCTACTGTGTTTTCATTCCAGCCGTATAGGTTATCGGGCTGCGGTGAGGGAGCGTAGCCTCGAGCCTTATCTCTTATAGGGATCATTACCGCTTTGATTTCAGCGTTCATCTCTTTAAGTAACTCGGGATCTACTTTACGTATAGCTTTGAGAGTGGACTTAACGCCTTTTACTTCTATTGGCATTTCGCTCCGCCTCCTTAGCTTGATCGTTTAATACTTGTATTAACATCTTGTACATCTCTGTATCAAGATCCAGTACCGACTGAGGCGAGATCCCTAGCCGTACCGATAGCTGCGCTACCTGATAGGTAAGGGAGTCTCGCCCTAGTCTAAAGGTTCGTCGTCTAATACCTCGACTTTAGATAACGAATCTAAAAACTCCGGGCCAAAACTTTTAACGGTTTCTCCCGAGCTCCTAATACATTCCCACGATAACCAATAGAGCGAGGTTTGCATCTCGTCATCTCTAAAGGCTTTATGGAAACCTTTTTTTGCGTATTGCTCAAAGGCCCACTCGATACGCGGCGTAATTTGATGCTCTGTTACGTCCCCGTTAGCCCTTGTTATTTTGAGTCGTGCCATTTGTTGCCCCTTTGTTAGTTGGTTATACGGTTACGTCTACTACAATAACTGAGTTACAAGTAAACGTAATTGACTGAGTAGAGATATCTCCTACGGCACCGTTAATATCAGTGGTATTGTTGACGAGCACCGTAGTTTGATACTCAGGGTTAGTAGTTGAAATAGCAGCGCTTGTCTGCTTGAGAGTTAGAGGCACTGTAGTACCCCAGGCAGCTTGCAAAGTCTGTAGGACTTCACCGGCTGCAGTATCGTTTAGAAAATCAAGAGTAACCGTAGAGGTTTCTAGGCCCTTAGCGTACCGTCTAGCAGAATCGCCCATAGCAGTAACTTCGAGCTCCTCGAATACACGGTTAATTGTTGCACTTGTTACTCTATCTGAAAGGTCTACCGAGTTAAGGGTTACGACCACTCCATTAGATAAGAATATAGCCATTAGCCTATTCCTCGCTTTCGTTAGTTGGTGTTGGTGTTGGTTTTTCTTTTGCTACTTTGACCGGTGCAGGCTCGTCTACGATCTGCCCGATCTTTCGCAAAAACTTTAGATCATCCTCTGTATATGCCATTTGTTAGCTCCAGCTCGTTAGTACGGATATGTCAAAGCTAGCCGTAAGTAGATCCCCACTTTGTACGCTAAGTACTGAGGGAGCAGACAAACCGCTAACATTCATTACGATATTTGAGGCAGCTAATTTATTAAATACTGCCACCGCTAAAGTTTCAATACCGTTTAAGTTACCTTGATTATCAAACATAGGTACGGTCATAATTATTTTTAAGTTTGCTAAAGGTGAGATAGTTGCGTAAGTATTATTACTTGGCGTAATATACAAATCTGCCGGAGCGACGATTACGCTATTAGCCGTGATCGTTGGAGGTGGAAAACTGTAAGTATTCCAAGCGCTAGCGTTAGCTAAAGCCGTAGCGAGATTAGCTCGTAAGGTAGTAATCGCGGCAGGCATCTTTAGCCCACCATAGAATTAGGATTTTGATAGCCAGCTAACAAACCGCGGATCTTGCCGATCATTGAGTTCCCGAGGCGGTAAGGTGACGGGCTAAGACCGTCAATCGACACGCCTCCGGTCTGTGATACTTGCCGGGCCTGAAAAATATCTACTGCAAGGATCATCGCTGCCTCACGGATAGCCGGAGTCGTAGCGTATGAGTTAGTTTTTGTATCTGCTCCTACGGCTGAGCCATAAGGTAATACGCGTTGGAAATTGACATTAGCGGCAGTTTTAGCAAACTGGATAAAACTATAACCGGCAGGCCAATTAAAACTGTAAGGATTTATAACAAGGCTAGGGATCTGAGTAACCGTACCAGCGCTCCACGGGATCGTACCGGTAATCGTGTAGGTGCCGTTAAAAGTTGAGCCGCATCCACTCAAGGTTACGCTCTGGCCCGTAGTAAAGGTCATAGGGTTAGCGATCATCGCGGTAGCTACGTTATTTTGTAGCGTTACTCCCACTACCGGAGCTGAGGCAAACCATAAAAACTGGTTGAGTAAATCCTGAGCAGTCTGGCAACACGTCTCGACGATATCGGAGGAGTAAAGGTTTTCGATACCAAGATTAGCGCGTAGCTCAGCCTCGGTGACGTATGTAGCCGGCATCTTTACTCCTATCTTAAAAGAGGCCGGTAGGGCTCAAAGGGCTAAGAGCCCTACCGACTATTAGGTTTTTTAGTTGAGATTGAACTTAACGATACCCTTAGGCATTTTTGCAATAGTGGCCATATAACCATAAATTGCTACTTGTACCTGCAGATTAGATACTACGTTTACGCTCATATAAGCTTGAGGGCTTTGATAAACGGTAAACGCCTCAGGTGCGAGGATAACGGCTGAATCGTCGATAGTAGTAGTAGCCGTAAAGTTTTTGTCTACGTATAGATCAAGTCCTAGTACGTTACCTCGGATAGATCCGGGACCTACATTACCGCCGTTATTCATAGGATTAGCGGCCGAATAAATTGGTCGCCCGGTGGTATCCACGCTGCCCATAAGTAGCTGCCACTGTGAACCGTTAGCGATATAGTTATTAGCAAAATAACCCGTAGCCTCGTAAACCTTACGAGCTGAGTCAGAGGCAAACTCGATAATACCTGCAGAATCTGCATCGCATCCCGAGCTATATTGACCGGCTGCAATTAGAGCAGCTAGTACTGTGGTGTCGATTGTCTTAAGGTAAGCATTTTGCAGCTGATTAGTAAGCTCGGCATAAAAATTAGGATCTGAGCGCTCTAAGAGCTCTACGCTGATCGTATTCATACCTGAGTACTTAGATACTGTACCGGTCAAGTATGCAGTTTCCATACCTGTATTTTGTACGGCTCCTGCCTCAGCTTCGACCGTTACGACTGGCGCTACACCTGTACCGCCGCCTGCAGAGGTGACCAGTGAGGGCACGTTAATCGTCATACCACTAGCCGGTAGAACTCCCTTACTGCACGCATCTATGGCAGGTGTGCCAAAACGTGTATTTGTAGGAAATTCTGAGAGGTATTGCGTTGGATTGAAAGCAGGGTTAGTACTAAAGCTATCGTCTGCAGCCGTTACCCAAAGCTTTGAGTCATCGCTACCAAGTGCAGCTTTGATCTTGTGCTCTGTGTATGTCGCCATAGAGGTAATAGGTGTTCGGACTCTCTGAGAGTCAAGTACTGAGGGACGGATGATTTTACGAGCAGCCTCGACCTTTTCAGCCTCGACCGGTGTATCTACCGGGGTTTCCTCCGGTGTATTTTCAGGGGCAGTGGTCACGGCCTCCTCCATTTCTGTTTCTGTTTCTGTTTCGATCTCTACGATAGTCGTAGAAATAGTAGTGGTTTTTTCTTTTGTACTTGTTGCAGCCTCTAACTCTGCACGTGCCGCCATAATTTCATCGACGGTTGCACTAGAAAAGGCAGCACTCTCGACAAGGCTTACCTCTTTGAGGACTGCAGCCGTCACGAGCAAGTAATCTCCCATCGGCTTAGAGGCGGTTACATCCACCCCTACGGATAAGCCGCTTACGAGATTTTCCTGCGCAAGGAGTAGAGCATCTTGTCCCCGAGAGCTCATACTCAAGCGAAAGGATCCATAAACGCCAGCGGTAGAGTCGCTAAAGCTGATAGCTCGGCCTACCGGTTTATCTTGTTGATGCTGCGATAGTAATTTTATTTTCTCTGCATCCGGAATCGAAATTGAGCCGCGCTCAAAGACTACCGGGCCTGCGCTTGTGTGTCCGACCTCGCCATAAGGTGCGACAAGTCCGGATACGATACGGCGCTCTGTATCGGCTGCTTGGATCTCTTGACTAAACGTTAGTAGCACTTGCATCTCCTAGCGGTGTGAGTTGCTCCATAGATCGAGCTTGGTCTACATCTATTAAATCTAGATTTAACATTTTCTCGATAATATCTAAACGCTCTTTTGCATCAACACGTAAAAACGTATCGTCTACCGCAAAACGCACCTGATTAGAGGCATTTGTAATATCGTTCATAGATAGACGAGCTTCTATTGCATTTACATACGGGGCCAGCGAGTACGCAAAAAATTCTTTTCTGCCGTCTAAGATATTTTGATACGTCATACTATTATTCATATCCGCGCTAAGCAGGTACGCCGGTACGTTCATCGCTCGGCAGATTTCGGTACTGAGGTATTGCGACGCTTCCGTGTACATCATATCTTTAGGGCTAAAGCCGATATTTTCTGCAGTAAGAGTAGAAGTTAAGTAAGCCGTACTGCGATTTTTTCTCGCGCTATTCCAGCCGGCCAAAATCCCTTGTATTTGTGTCTCTGGTAAATCTGCGCCATTATTTTTTAAGATTGTGGTAGCCATTGGAGTAGCTGCAGATACCGCGGCTGCTCTTTGTATATCGTATGCAGCTTTAATAGTAGTGCTTGCAGACTGTAATACACCCGGTAACAAAGATTGGAAAGTAACAAGCGATCCAATACCGCCCATTGGTACTAGGTTGCCGTCTACAAAATAATCTTTAATTTCTGTACCGTATTGGTTAGTCGTATATGTAACACGATTATTAGCGATCCACTCAAAGCCGCTAGGCCGTCCGTCATCGGCATACAAACTTGTTACGCGCCAATATGCGACCGCGTAAAACATAAGACTATCTACGGTTGCAGCTATAGTTACACTGCGCGGCTGCCGTTGATCCGGTTGCTCGAGCCAAACCGGCGAGCCTAACTTTTCACCAGTAGATTTTTTATAAAGTGCAAGGTCGATCGAGGAGATAACACCGGCAATTAAATTACGGCAGCGAGCTACGCTACTAACTTGGAGTGCAAAATTACGATCTATACCTACGCCGTTATAACCAAAAGTAGAGCCCGTATTAAACGAGCCGTAGCCGTATGTAGTATCCATAACGGCCGGGGCATACTGAGCCTCGACGGGCTGCTTGGCAGTCCTCAGACCTAGAGTTTGTAATAGTCCCATAGTCTCCATTTTCCCACATAGTCAAGGATAAATACGGCTCTGTGTCGCGTGTCTAAACGTATACTTTAGCCTCACCTAAAGGCTGAGTAAGTACGTGTACGACCATACTCAAACCTATAGCAATATCGACGGGCCCAGCCGATTTACGGCGCACAATTCTCCAGCTAGCGTCACTCTCTTTAGCGGCGCAGTTTGCCATAGAGGTAACGAGCTCATCTTGGCCAGAGTGCACTAGTCGCTTATTAGATAGAGCCTCGTAGAGATCCCCTGAGGCTTGGTAACCCTTGGTACCGGATATGTCGAGTATTTGTATGCCGTTTACCTCGAGGCGTTTAGCGATAGAGGCGCAGGTATATTTATCGTAAGCGACTTGTCTCGGGTAATAAATCTTGGCCCACTTGGCAATAGCATTAGCTACAAAAAGCTCATCTATAGATACGTCGGAGTGAAATATCTCAAGGACCGCTACACCTATACGACCATCGGCGAGGACTTGTCCCATTACGAGCGACCCGTCTCTACGGCTCGGTGCCACGTCAAAGGCAAAAATAGTAAGAGGGCCCGGCACTAGCTTTAGGTCTTTGTCTCCTGCCTCCTCTACTGAAAGGTGGGCCAGATTGAGCAGGATTAGTAGGGATATGTCTAATACCACTACGACCCGTATGGGGGCTACTGAGCCTCGCCTACATAGTCCCTACCTTAAGGGCCCTAATCGGGGCGATGAGATCGCGCAGCTTGCAGACAGTATTGGCCTGCCGCTTTTACCGTGGCAAGATTTCGTAATTCGAGATATGACGAGCGTAGGCGAGGATAATTTATTTATACGTAAGACCAGCCTCGTTTTATGTGCCCGGCAACAAGGTAAAACGCACCTTGCACGTATGATGATGCTCGGCCATATGTTTTTATTTGATAGCCCTAACGTACTTATGATGAGCTCTAACCGATCTATGGCCCTAGACACTTTTAGGCAGGTGTGCTACGCGATAGAGGGCTCAGCCGATCTTAGCCGGCAGGTTAAGCAGATCCGGTACGCCACTGGCACCGAGTCGATAGAGCTTACAACCGGGCAC